GCATCCATGTGCTTGACTAATAGATCTTTTGCTGCTTGAAGATGATGCTGAGAGTTTAGAGCATGAGTAATAGAATCTTTATGTTCACCCTTAGCGGCATTGATCGTAGACTGATGTAGATCAGCCTTAGCTGCTTTAGCTTTCTCTGTCTTAACAGACCCTACGGCTTTAGTCTTAATCGCTTCTAAGTGTTTCACATAACCTTCATGGCTTGGCTTTTCACCGGATCTAACAGTTTGATTGATGTAAGTATTGATGTGCTCTTTGTGTGGTTCAATGTGAGAATAGTTGATCTTGGAATGAGATTCTTTGGCAGCAGTCATATGCTCATGGAATTTCTTTTCATCTCTATCGGACATCTTCTTGCCGGATGACTTATATGCAACCGAAGGTGAGTATACATCATCGTGCCGAGTAAATTTAGAATGATCTTTGATCGGAGCTGCCTTCATAGCATCTAGTGTTTTGCCATGATATTCGGTGTGCAGAGCTACACCAAACTTAGATTTCTTTACCTTCTCTGCTTCGGCACCATGGGCTGTGTATTCGATTGTGTTTGGTTTGAATGTGGCAGTGGACTTGCCATGCTTCACATCAGTACCAGAATGAAGCACATCACCTTGGAACACACCATGCTTAGGTAGAATCTTATGACCATGATCTAGAGCCGCTTTAAGTTTCTCTACTAAACCAGGAGCATGGCCATGGTTCTTCTCAATGTCGGCATGAGTATAGTTGATCTTTGGGGTCTTATTAAATGCAGATTTGGATGCAACAAAATATTTACCAGTTTCTGGATGATGGCCCATTATCACAGACGGAGAATTATGCACAATAACTTCCGAACTGCCAACAGATATCACAAAATTGTCGGTGGGAGTCGAAAGATCCCACTGATCGTATTTTTCTTCTAATAATTCAACTAATATGATTTTCACTTTTATACCTGTTTAAAATGTTTTGAATTTGTTTAATGACTTTATTAGAAGATATATGTAACCATATATCTTCATCTACCCTTTTCGCATACAATACTAACTCAGATTTAAATTCATTTGACTGGATCAATTTTCCAGAAGAAAGAATATAAAGATAATTTATAGTCCCGTGATCTTCTTTTTTGTATCTTCTCCATTCTTTGAAATTTAATAATCTTTTATCTGTATTAAGCATATTTAATACAAGTCTAGTTTTCAAATTTATTACTTTAATTTCTCTGATTTTAACATCATGAATATTAGAATCATATTCTATTAGATTAATTGATTTTCCATCTTTTAAAATTAATTTGAAACACAGAGAATTGATATAGTCATCTGTGATTTCACTATTTTTCATAATTAGATTTTTATCATAAACTCTACATATATCTTTATCTGATTTGGTACTAGCTGCAGTTCTATATACAGTCCCTATACGAGAATCAGATTTATGAAGATTAAAACATTTTTTAGAATCTGAATCAAAGACGGTCACCATATTCTCCTGATAGTACTTTTGGATCACACTTCCGCAACATCACATGCGGTGAATCTATATCATCTTTTTCCTATATGCACAAATTCTTTTTTTAAATTTTGTGGGATCTGCTTTATATAAAGCATTTACAACATTACTTGATCCATGGTAAATCTCAAGATTTCTGATATCGGCTCCACATTTTCTCTCGGTTCTTACATCGTGATAATACATATTGTTACCTGGCTCGATTTCATGTATGATCCAATATGTATAATTTATAGGATTCTTATTATTCTTTACTATATACAAAATACAAAATACTCTCCTAAAGAAAGTATTTAATTATTGAGTTTTTATGGTACACCTTCGGTACTGTTAGGTCGACAACCCTTCGCAATAGATTGCGTCTACATATTGATATTCACCCAATTCTTTGATTAAGATTGGGTGATCCTCCGTACATATGAGTTCAGAACCATTATCAAATTTAAGTTTCACAAACTTTTTGGCGCCCTGGCTAGAAACTGGAGTTGAATTATGATAAAACTCATATCTATCTAAATCAATATCGTAGCATTTTATTCTATCTTCATTTGTTAATTCTGAGATCTTTTTGATGCCGATTTCTGTGACTACTAAAGTATCTTTATGAACACAGCCGTCTAGCTTTTGTGTAACCGAAGAGTTACTTTTACCAGATTCTACATGTTCTTTGACTCGTTTTAGTTCTGATACTGCATGTTTAAATCCGGCCTCACCATGGTCAATGTGAAGATCTTCAATGTGCTGAAGATGTTTTAATTTTGAATCATCTGTGGTGGCTTCGGCCAAGTATTCTAGAAATGTTTTCATGGTGTATCCTGGAAAGATTTTACCTTGGGTAGCAACTTTTGTGCAAGTTGAGCTACTAATAGTTTACGACGGGTAGTAGTTTCATCGAAAAGAGCTTTGTCGTCGGCCGTAAGTTCAGCTGGCGGTTTCTGAAACATGTTTCGTTTGATCATAGTTTCTGCCAATTTCTTAGCACGGTCCGACAAAACGGAAGTATTTCCCGCAGTAGTAAGAACTGCACAACCCTGAACAGCCATAGCTTCAACCAATTCATCCGCGGAATATGTCTGCATTATATCATCAACGCATAGAGTCTCAAATAATTCTTGAACATTTTCTTCCATAGCAACAATAATTTCTTCCGTGACCTTGGAAGACTTACCAACTGGAACATTTGGTGAAGGTTTGAATGGAAGTGTCTGAAGAACACCAGAGATACCAGAGGCATCAATCATTTTGAAAAATGGCCACAGAACTTGCCATTGCTTAGGGTCGGTATATTTCTTCCGAAGTACTTGCACTGCATCCATTGTAGTTTCATATGGACTTGACTTGACTTGAATTTCGGCAATAGATGCAATAATCTGCGCCAGGCGCATACGTTCAACTGAATTCTTGAGACCTTCTATGATAAGAGGTTCTTGAATGGATTGTTTAGCATAGAAAGTAGAGATTTTTTCAAGGTAGTCATACTTCTTATCAATATCAGATTCCATTAGAGCATAGTCTAGGAGCTTAATAATCTGATGTTTGGAGTATAGATCGTCGAACTCTTTGAATTGCTCAATGAGGAATGAGCTGAGTTCTGGTGTGAAGTTTCGAGTATCAAAGCCGAAGAGCTTAATCTGACCAGATTCAAGAAGGATGAAGTCTTCCTCTACGATATGTTCAACCGGGGCTTCCGGTGCCGATTCGGAAATGACATCCTGTATCCACTTTTTCTGGATTCCAGCCGATGATTCAACTGTGACATAATTAGAGCCGCGGTCAAGAATTTTTACATCCTCACCTGTGGTCTGATCTTGTACAATTTCACCAATCAAAAGAATCTCATTATTTAGATAGCGTTCTCTTAAAGTCTTAGTCATAATAGTTCATCGATTAATGTGTTACAATACCATTATTTAATTAAAAATTAATTGTCAATCACATTGGAAGATTTCAGATAAGCTGCCAAATCTTTTGTCTGCCCTACGAATACAGTGTTGTTATTAATCGTTGTGGCTGATTGGTCAGCTGCACCAGGAATGCCAATCTTAGGCTTGTGAGCAACTTCGACGTTCAGAAGTTCTACATTCGTCTCTACTAGAGTTTTCATGAGTGTCGACATAACTTCGAAGTCTCTGGACTTCTCGGTAGAATTTGCTATGGTATTAAGATCAGACATTGCCGTCATACCACGTTCGATGATCTTTACTAGATTATCCTTGACATACTTTCTCTGAGATTCTAAACTCGTAATTTCTGCAGCTACCGCGGTAGCTTTTATTTCTTCTAGAGATTTATTTGGGTCAAGCTCCTGCAATTCAACATCAAAGATAGAACTCAAAGAATTTTCGATTTTGGGGATTGTCATAATGTAGGCCCTCCAGCCACAGGTGGAACGGTCGTCCAACTTTCATCAATTGTATACGGATCAACTGCATTGGCTGCAAATGGATTGATCACAGCCGTATATTTATGAATGTTGGCCGCAGTAACATTAGTCTGTTTAATAACCTGTAGATCATTAGATCCAGTAAAGTGACCTTCTGGGTCACTTGAGTTAAGAATTGGACCGTAATAGAACGCCTTCATAGTGAAACTATATGCAGTAATAATTGTTCTCATGTTCTCAAATGAGCCAGAGTACGAATCGTCTGTATTCACAGAGTTCAACATCATTGGGATTTCCTGTATGATTTCTGGATCTTCCAGCATCTTGATAGACAGATTCATATCAGGTGAGAAGAATGGAAGAATCTGCTCCATAATCTGTAGATTATCCTCTACAGTCTTGGTGTATGAATACAAGGAAAACGAAACTGTGTATGGTACTGGATTATAATAGTAAATAGACCGAACCCCAGACGAGGTTACTACTTTTTGAGTCTTGTTGAGTTGTCGTGAAGAGTCGTACTGAATGCTTGTGATTTCAGCTGAGAGCCTAGGAAGCACAAGCATAGTATCTTCGTTCATGCCTGGATCTTGAGTAAGACGAACTATGAACTTTTCTTTATTCAGATAAGAGATAGGAACATTGATGATCTTCTGGGTTACACCATCGGCATCACGTGTTCTTAGGAAAATATTAGAAAATAAACCACAAAATGCTACAACAAGATTTCTGGTGGTTCCATGATAAAACGGTACAAGTGTGATCATGCTTATGCTCCAGCAAATGGATTGGCCGCAGAAAAATTCATAATCTTAACAAATTCTTGTTTGATTACATCGTTGTCGCCATAACCTCGCATATCATCGAACTCTTTGGATACAACATAGTCTTCAAGAAGTACATCTCCACCGGATTCCATTAGGACAATACCAGAGCCATCTTCCATAGCAATTCCCATATTTAGACGATTCAGATTGGGACCAAAGTATGCATCTACTTCCTCGTATCCGGTGCCGAACTTTTCATTGTTGAATTGCACCAACTCTGTACGAAGAGTCCATACGTATTTGCGATTAAGTTGATAGTAGCCTGGCTCTTCATCCTCTACGAACATAATCGTGAATAAAGATTTAGAGACTGGAAGATAAATTAAATCTCCTTCATTTGGTCTCCAAGCAATTTTGGGATCTCTAGTAGAAGGAACAATCGGTACTACTACTTCACGGAATCTTTTTCTTGCAACTATGAAATTCATTGTATCTTGAATTTCCATGCCAAATTTAGAAAGGATCTCAGATTGTCCGCCAGTTCCCTGGAAATCTAAAATATACATTTCTATTGTTGCATATGAATCAAAAGAAGAAAGTACATCTTCTCCAAAAATTTTATCTAACTTATTCAAAGTTCTAGGGATATAGATTACATCTATCCCTGCTATTTGAATAGCTTCTATATTTAGACTCTCCACTAGATTTTGCTCAGAAGCATAACCAGTATTTGACATTTGAAAATATGGATTGATCATTTGGTATATCCTACTAACAAATCATTCACCATTAAAAATCTTCCTGTATGATTTTTATGCCATCTAGCTAAATTACCTAAGCTTGTTCCGTCTTTATTACACTGAGTACAACGCCATTTAATTTTTCCCACATCATCTACACCATATTTTCTAAGATATGTATCTATTTCGGTTTTTCTTGCTTTTTCTCTGATTGCCGGTACTTGCATTACATTTGTATATTCTTTCCCAAAATTTTTTTGTATCGAATCTATTGATTTCTTTTTTATCTTTTCCGACTGCATAGGGAAATTTACGCCATGTCTTTCTTTACAAGTTGATTCGAATCTAAGCATAGAATCTGGATTTTGTAATGCATGTTTAAATCCAGTTTTTCTAAATAAAGTAGTTTCGTATTTAGATCTACCTTCTTTAGTACTTAGAATATGTGCCACACCATACTTATTAATCATATTATCATAATAATCTAAAGAACCTATAGATGCATTTATTACTCTATTATACCATACTTTAGAACCACAGCAATTATTTTCCTTCAAGAACCAAGACTCGTATTCATCTATAGTCTGGCAACCGAACGGAATTTGAAGATCTTCAAGTTTAATAATTTCTTGAACATCAAACGCCGATAAACCTTCTTCTTTGATTATTCTTTTAATAGAATTAGAAGATGTTTGGTAGCCAGATTCGGTCATAAAGTTATCCGGGTTAGCATTCTTAGCCCACTTTGCACCTGCATATTTCTTGCCAGATTCTTTGTGTTTTATAATGTAAAAATAAGGAACTGCCATGTGCTACTTAGGTTGATTCTTTAGATATTCTTGGTATACAGTATTATACTGAGATGTGCAATACTCTAGCTGGTTTCTTACTTGTTCGGCTCGGGTAGCTTCCCCGATAAGAAATTCTGCATCGGCTCTATAAAGCTCTTTTCCGGTTGCGCCGACTGTAGTGGTGGTATTGCCGGGCACGTCTGTGCTACTTGGACGATCGGGGCGGTTTTGCAACTCACGAGTAATAGCAGTAACAGTGGCGACAAGATTTTTATTTTTTTCATTTAGTAACCTCACTTGATTTTCAGATTCTTTTTTCATGGTAAGTTCAGAGAGTGCAGCTTTAGTCTTTAGGTCTGCAATAACTGCGGCTCTATCAGCTTCAACTTTATCCCAGAGAACTTGGACGGATGCGGCACCTTTGTCATAGACATGATTATAACCTACATAACCTAGACCGAGTACGGCTGCAAGACCTATAGCTGCTGCAATCAGTTTTATGTTGAATAGAGATAATGGGAACATGCTACATCTCCACTCTGTTCAGCTGCCATCCATAGATAAAGTCTTCATTTTTAGCATTTGCTTCGGCAATTTCCATGTACTTAACTGCTTGTTGAGCATTAAGCATTCTCATCATAACTACGACACCATCTTGGTTTCTGGTATCTAGGAATTTCTGAAGAGCTGCAAGAGTCATGGCACCTAGGCCACCATCTACTGCCATATCTGGGTAAATCTTTCCGCCTTGGTTCAGAACATTCAGGGCACGCTGGAGGAATTTTACTGCCGTACCAGCTCCCATGTTCACTCCAGTGTCGAACATTTCCATAGCGATGCCTGGATTGATCTTGTATACCTGGTCAAATTTTGGTTGAATCCAATACCTGGCCCGGTAAATCTCTTTTGCCTGATCACGACTCATATCTTTCATAGCATCTTTATACCCAAAAGAATCGGCCGTAAACTTAGTTATACCCCAAATAGTTTCTCCACCGGAGTCATTTGGATTGTTTGTATATCCACCTTCTTTACCGATCAGTACATCTAATTCTTGCTCAATATCTTTCATAATTTACCCTCTTAGTAATTTTCTACGTTTGCCTTCAGGACTCATTGAACTACAGAATTGAAAATGAGTAGTATTTTTCTTTAAGTCGCCCTGAGACTTAAATTGTTCTAAAGATATATAAGATTCGTTTCCTTCTATATCTTCAATCTCAAAAGAATCTAAACCATCCTTTTCTATTAGTTTCCAAACTGTAGTAGAACTAGTTTGATAACCACTCTCTGTCATAAAAGTTGAAGTATCTGCATCTTTGGCCCACTTAGAACCAACGTACTTTCTACCTGTATTTTTATGTTTTATGATATAGAAATAAGGAGTCTTCATTTTTACGACAAAAACCCAAGGGGCAATTCTTGGTAAGAGTCTCGAATTTCCTGCTCTGCTGCCTCTATCTCAGCTACAGCTTGGGCCATTAAAGATGAAGAGTCGATCGTAACACCACCGAGGAGTTGTATTCCCTGATATTTGGAAGTATTGCTGGCCCACTGGTGTTTAATCTTGGCCGTAACTAACTTCTTAAGCATACGATCATTGTAGATTGTGGTGAATACTTCTGGATCAAGAATACGATAGCATTCAAAGATGATGAAGTCACCAGGATTAGCCATGGCCCAGTCAAGATCCAAGAATACTTTGCCCATCTTACGGTTAAAACGAACCGAATCAATTGGCCGTAGAACTTGGTCAATAAGGCTAATATGTTGCATCAGTTGTTCAAAGTATATCATACTCGAAGAACCAAGATTTTGGAACGTCGACATAATAACCTGATACTTTGGATCAAAGATGTAGTTGGCAGAGTTTGTACCGGCAAACCATGGGATCGCACGGATAATACCAGTCACCATATCGGAAATCGGCACGGAGCCAGTCTCTATATCACCGGCGGCAGAAGATACAAATGTGCAAACAGATCCGGTAGACTGACCAGTAATCACGGCTGATGGCTGGAATGTATTATTTGGTATATTAGCGGCATTGGAGATAGCACGAGCCGTGAATATAGTGGAACTTGGAATAGTCAGAATCTGAAAATTAGTACCATCGGATGCCTGTGCAATCTCACCTGGAATAAATCCCACGGTAGTACTTACGGTTACAACGGTAGGTAAAAGTTGGTGCTTTAGATAGATTCGTTCAGTACCGTCATAGTGGAAGTCTTGGAAGAACTGAAGTGCTTCATCTACTCGGTCTTCTATTTGTTCGGCCGCCACTTCAATCGCAATAACTGGTTTTCCAAGTTTCTGTAAAGCATACTCAATTAGATCTGCTTTTGATGATATGGTCATTTCTTTTCTCCGGTTAATTTTTTACCATATCCAAGTTTCCACCCAGCAGGTTGTTCATCTGGTTTAAAATAAGCTAGCTTTCCTTCTGGAGAATGGTGCCGTTCTATATATGTCTCACAAGTCTTTTTATGCCGGCCGGGCAATAGTGCTTTCGATATTAGGTTAATGTATGTTTTAAAATACTTATTATCTATAAAAACATCATTCTTAGTGAGTACGTATTCTATTAAGTCTACTTTTGAGGATATTGTCATTATGCTGTCCTAGGCCAGAAATCTTGCATCTGAACTCTTTCAAATGTACTTTCTGAATTTCTAACTGATATACCAGTTATCATATTGGAGAATTGAGAAGGTCCTTTAGATGAACCACCAGAAGAACTAGAGTTATTTGAATTATTTATTACAATTGGTTGTGCACTCTTTTGTTCTTTTTCTGCTACATTTTGTTCTTTTTGCTCTATGTTCTTATTTACTTCTGCGGTTACTGGATTTTTTGTTGGTACTATTTGTTTCTGTGGTGACTTGGTGGTCGAAGCTTTTGGTTGGTTTTTAGCCATAGTTGGATCATTTTTCAGTGGATCTTCCGGACCGAACTTATCAAAAAGCCAAGAACCAATCTTATTAGATCCATCTTCATTCGTTAGAAGTTTATCATTAATGAGTGTGCCCAAACCATATCCTGCGGCACCGGCGGCTAATATACCTGCTGCTGGAAGAGCAGCCGAAGCTGCTCCAGCCAACGAAGATCCCATAGATGCGGCACCTGCTATTGCTTTTGTACCAAGAGAACCTGCAGTTTTAGCTACAGTAGAACCAGCTGATTTGGCAACTTCTACTGCTTTTGTACCAATACCCATTACTTTCTGTGTGGCAGTTTTCATGCCTTCTTTGATGGCAGGAGCTCTATTTGCTATTGCTTCTTTGGCCTTGGCTGCAGTACCCATCACCTTTTCAGACGCCTTAGATAATCCTTCTTTAATAGTGCCTGCAACACCAGTATTCTTTACAGATTCAACAACTGCTCCACCGGCTTTCATCACTAAGCCACCAAGAGCTTTCGCACCTTTGATAGCTAAACTGCCTGCGGCTTTACCACCATTCAACATTAGATCCGTTGACTTATCTTTGAGTACTTGTACTAATGATCTCTGAGGTTGTTGTTTTTCTATTTGCTTTTCAACATTGGGTTCTTCTGGAGCTTGGGTTGCTTTCTTAGCTAAAACTTTTTGATTATTTTCTTCTGATTCTGCTTCATCTTTGGCACGTTGTACTTCATTCTCTTTGAGAATTCTATTAGTTTCTTTTGATTCTTCTACTAATTCTGCTGTTGTCTTTGCGACGTCTGAATCAATTTTTACTAGATCTTTTAAGCTTTTGAATACAGAATCAAAACTGGTTGGTTCTGATTTTACTTTAGATACTTCAGAAGTTGGTTCCTGGGTGGATTTAACTGCTTTGGGTACTTGTTCTGATGGTTTTTCTACTTTATCTATCAGATCGGAAAGTCTGTTATTAGTTTCCTGGGTATTATTATCTATATTAGCAAGTTTCTGTACTATTTCTTTGTTGTCTTGTACTACAGGTGCTGGATTGTTTTCACTTTGAGCTTTTTGTTTCTTTCCGGTGGCAGGCTTTTGAGCTAGTTGCTTGTTTATTACCTTCTTGTATTCTTGGAATTCTTTAGAATAGCGCTTATACAGTTCATTATTTTCTAAATCAGACTTAGACTGAATTTTGACATCCTTATCTAGTTGAGTTAGGATGTCAACTATTTTCTTCTGCACTTCTTCTTTGGTGGCATTTTTACCTAAATCTGTTTGTACTTTAGATGCAAGGGGGTTTTCTGCTGTATTGACAGCATTTGTGGCATAAAGTTTTGTGAAAGAGGTCTTAATTCTTTCATTATGTTTCTTATCTGCTTTTGACTTAATTGAACCAGCGAGTGCGGCACCAAGAACTGGCGATCTATTGGTGAGTTCATCAATAAAAGCACCGATCATTGCATTCTTGAACTCTCCACCAATATCTTTGATGAAATTTACTGTTCCACCGAAGACATTCTTAGCTTTATTTTTTAGGGATTCTTTGAACATGTTTCAAGTATTATTTCTTTAATAAACTATTTAATGTTCAGCTTAGATGATTCTTATTATACTCAAGAATCTGTTTACGAGCCATGGTGTTAATAACATGTTCTAGGTCAGTCACCCGTTTATCTAAAACCGCATATTCTAACAGCTTTAGATCTAATAGTTCACGTATTATCCGAAGTTGATCAACAAGAAATTTATGATCGGGCACTACTGTATAAATTCGTTTTAACAACTTCAATAAAGTTGTTAATTGCTTCAAATAAAATATCCAATTTATGAACTAGTTATCGTTTCCCAACCAGAGGCGCCGCCGATTCTTAATTTATTAAGAGTTGTATCAAAATATATGGCACCCTTTACATATGCAGGGGCAAGGCCGGTTGAGGCCTGTTGTGGAAAAATTAATCCAGAAGAATTAAGATTATTTCCCAGAGTAATATTTCCAGTTGCTCCAATGGTAAGAATATCTTGTGTAGTGGCACCTACATTACCTCGAGATAATTTGATAGTTCCATCCGGGGTGATTGGCGTGCTTAGAACAAAGTTCTGAGTAGCCGTTCCAGATTGTCCAATCTGGATGTTATTTACTTTTATTGTACTCATATAGTTCTATTCATGCTAATATCTCTGCTGCTCTACCTGCGGCCAATAGTCCAGCAGTCTCAAGAAAGTTGATACCGCCCACCGTGTCGGGGTCGGCCATGTCGATAAATTCTGCCAGAAGGAATTGCTGCCAGTACCAGTCCAGCTGGGCGTTGGCATTGGCTGCGGTTTTGATGGCTGCGTATTCGGCAGGCGTGAAGCGTTTCAAGAACTCATGTTTGGAGATTGAAGCACTCACTGCGGGTGCAGGTCTGTCAATCTCTTTGGTCACGGTGCCGTTCGACAAGGTGGTTACTTTCAGAGTCTCACCAGACTCATTTTGTTCATAGGTAATCATTTAGACCGTCCAATATTTGTAGCCAACAGAAAGTTTGTCAGTCTCAGAAAGACTTGATGCGATCTTGACAACTAGAGATTGTTTGAATGGGACTTGTTCTACGGTATATCCAGACTGAGCTCCGCCTATAGCAGTCATGCCTGTGTTTGATAATGTCCCAGATGCACTTGTTGAGTCAAATGCAATCACCCCGTCAATAGTGACTTGCAGCCTAAGTGTGCGACTTGTGGTATCCATTTTCCAAGCCCCAATAAACCCAACTACTCCCTCCCCGGTGACGCTTAGAACAGTGGCTAGAGTCGCGGCAGTTAGAACACCAGACAAAGCGGTTTTTGCACCTACGTTTGTTGCGCATACATCAGGACGATCATTAGCAATCAGTGTGTATCCAGTGGTGGAGTAAGCATTGACAATGACCTTTGGAGGCAGTGATCCACCCGTGAACTGTGAAATTGAACTCATTAGACGAGTCTCCAAGTATTATTGATATACCGTAATTCCACGGTAAGATTAATCTTATTTATAGTTAGATCTTCTGACAAACCCATAATAGTAGAACCATTTTTAGCAATGATATTGGTGAGTAAACTATTATCTACTGTAACCCATACCGTATCTCCAGCACTTGGTGTTGCAGGTAGTGTGACTGTAGTTGCGGCGACATTAGTTAAAACATAATGATTTCCATTTGTAGCAGTTTGGCTTGTACCAGATACAATAACCACTGGTAAAGTAGTCTGTAGAGTAACGACACCTGCCATTCCATTAACTGATGTAACTACACCAGAAGAGATACCAGAACCATTGAATGGAACTACATCAACTCCATTTACTTGTAGAGCTCCTGAGATCCCATCTGGATTTGATTTTAAATTAATAGCCATGGTTTAAATTTCTATATTGCATTATAATTTATTTAATAAGTATTAGCCAAGAACTGGCACACCATTCACTAAAGTAAGTTTTAATTTTCCAAAAGCTGCCTGAACTTCTGCGAGAATCTCGTCGTCTGTGCTTGGTTCTACTGTTACTACGGGAGGCACTACTACTGTTCCAAAAAGTTTAGCAAATGCCGCATTAATTTGATCAATAAACCATTTGATGTAAGCCACAGAACCACCTTTTGCTTTCATATCGGCGACCATCTCACCTGGATTAACATAATCAAATACATAGTTTGGTGATGTTACAAAATTCCATCCGTCCGCCTTGAGTTCAAAAACTCCACCAATGTAGTCTAGACCATTAGCTGTATTCCATAGAAATGCACCAGCACCAAATGTACGGTCGTTAACAGTGATTGTTGGTGCGTTTGCTGGTAAAGGTAATCCCATAATATTCTCCATTAAAAAGTATAACTAATTGCTAAATTACCAGAATATCCCTTAAGGATACCCGGTCCGGTATCAACCTGAGCTCCACCAAATCCAGCTCCAACATCTTCAGGCATTGGTTGCATTACTCTGGTAGGATATGCTGTGAGTTGCACAGATACATTCTTATTTATGATATATCCAATACCACCAATCAGTTCTACTTTCGTTTGTCTTGGTGTTCCCACATATAGATCTTTCATCTTAGAATAATCCGGGAGAAGACATGTTCTTGGAATATCTTCAATACAAGGTACTGCATTTGGGATGTACATAGAAAATGAAGTTCTAGTAAGCATTGGCCCAGCCTCTACATACCAAGAACCAAAAGTTTTACGAGCAACAGCAAATATACCGTCAACTTTTTGATTACCGATAAATCGGATGAGCGGATATGGTGTACCTGCGGCATACGCAAAATCAGAACCCTTAGCTAAAGAATCCGAATTGAAATTCCCCACATAAGCATAACCGAAACCGTAGCTCCAACCACTTGAAATTTTATTATCTACTCTTAGTGTAAGTGATGGTGCATAGTGAGTAAAGTTACTAGGATATTCTTTTTGCCACCAAATACCCGATGGTTGAGTATTAGCAAAAGTAGAACCTAAAGAAACTGTAACGGTTGGTTCTGCTTCTACGGTTAGTGAAAAGACAGTAAGAATAATGAGAAGTATTTTATGTATCATGCTAGTATCTCGGCCGCTCTGCCCGGTGCGATAAGCCCAGCAGTCTCAAGAAAGTTGATACCGCCCACGGTATCAGGGTCGACCATATGGATAAATTCCGCCAACAGGAATTGCTGCCAATACCAATCGAGTGTGGCGTCTGCTGCGGCTGCGGTTTTGATCGCAGCATATTCGGCAGGTGTGAAGCGTTTCAGGAATTCACGCTTGGAGATTGGTGGCTTGATTTCTGCAACAGGATCATCCAGCAACAACGTGTAGTCGCCGGGATGCATATGATCCATGAATTGCTGATCTGCAAGGATGACGTTACCCGTGGAAGTGATTTTAAATTTCATATCAACCGATCCTTTCGATTACAACTAGACCGTTGCCGCCTGAGCCAGAGGTACATGACGCATTCCCAGCGTATCCACCGCTTCCACCGCCAAACCCCCCCTTCGCGACCGGTACTGATGCTGCTGTTGTTCCAATGCCACCGCCACCGCCCAACGTACCTCCGTAACATTGTGAGGTGGTGGTGCCGCCGGCACCACCACCACCATTACTGGCGGCGTTGGCGCCTCCGGCGGTGGCGCCACCACCAGTCAGTGATCTAAACGGGTTATTTTGGGAATCAAAATAACTCCCAGACGAATACAAATTTGATCCGCTGACTACTCCACCGGCATTAACGCCGCCTACGGAATATGAGCCTGATGCATCCGCTCCGGCGCCAGCTACGCCACCACCACCAGCCAAGCTATTTGCAACCGCTGCGGCGTTGCCGCCCTTAAACCCACCAATAGCCCCGCCTCCGCCAGCAGAGACGCTACCATATGGGCCAGAGGCAGACCCACCAGCGCCACCTGTACCTTTTGGTGAACCCGAACCGCCACCGCCACCTGCTGCAGCGCCACCGTCAAGGTGTGTTGCCGCACCACCAGCGCCACCTGTTGCACCAGAGACAGTATTCCCACCGCTTGCTGTTCCACCAGCCCCACCATTAGCTGTAGCCGCATTTGTAATGGTCCAGGCACCAGCACTACCGCCGTTAGCAGTGAGTGTGGTCAGCCCTGTTCCAGAAACGCTTGATGCGCCTCCGGTATTACCATTTACGCCTGTGCCTGATACTGTAGAGCTAGCGGATGCACCACCGGCCCCAACGGTTATCGTCAGTACCGTTCCAATGGAGAGACTTACTTCGGACTCTGCGAACCCGCCGCCACCGCCACCAGACGCAGCACCTCGGTTTGTTGTTTGAAATATTGCCCCACCGCTACCCCCTGCACCCAAAACCCCGATGCGGTATTTGCCAGTGGCCGGAATGGTGTAAGTGGTAGATGCTGGAAAGAATTGGGTCATGGAGCTATTTACTCCACCTGCCGTAAATTGAGATAAGCTAGACATGATTAAACGAGCCTCCACGATGAATTTATAAACCGCAACTCAACTGTTGCGGTAAGACTGTCAATTGTCATATCCTCAGCTAGCCCCATGATGGTCTGACCGTTTCTTACGATGACATTGGTTGTTAAGCCGTTGGTCGGTGTTACCCATACCGTGGCGCCGGTGGCCGGGGTAGCGGGTAGAGTGACCGTGGTTGCTGCGACATTGGTTAGGACGTAGTGAGTACCTGCTACTGCGGTTTGGGTTGTTCCTGAAACAGTAACTACGGTAGTGCCAGTAGAAATATCACCAGAACCTAAAATTGAAATACCACCCACGGTTTTCAAACCGGTTGTTTCTACTACCGACCCACCATCGGGTAATACTATCCCGGTAGTTCCATTTAAAATTATTGACATCTAAACCCCTTATTAAACTATAGTCCAGACCGAATTTACCGGTACAGTAACAATAACACCATTATTTATGGTAACAGGACCAAAAGTACCTGCATTCTTGCCAGCAGTGATTGAATAGTCGGTAGTAACTACTTGATCATTCTGGAAAAAGATAGAATCTGTGCCACCACCGGATGCACCAGGATTAATAGACACCCAAGAAGCAACAGTACCGTTAGTAGTCAGATATTTGCCGGCATTAGATGTCTGAAGTGGTAAAGCATCAACTGATGACCAAGAAACTATCGTACCATTAGTCGTAAGATACTTACCAGAGTTGCCAGTCTGTGTTGGAATTACCGCAGCAACAGCAGAATTAGTTGATGTCAGAGCATTATCAATAGATTTAAAGTTACCATCAATTTCAGCATTTGTGAGTGCTGTTCCCTTGGCCGATGTACTCCCAGGTACAGCAGGCGATATGGAAACTCGATATAATAGATTGGCCATTATGCTGTTCTCTCAAGTGATTCTAGAATTTTTTGTATTTTTTCTTTTAGATCGTCAATCTCTCGGTTCATCTGAGAGAACCGATCATGCTGAATCTTGTTGTTTTTATATTTAATGGGTGCATCTAAAATTATTGCACCATTAGAATCTTTATACATTCCATCTATTGGCACACCAGAAGAATTTACTACCTGCTTCATGTTGCTAGAATAACGGCTCTATAGTTTTTAACCCGAGGGATCTCGTTAGCTAAGGTCGATCTTAAAACAATTTTGATGTCATATACGTCAAATGGTGGAAGATTGTTCAGATAGAATGTATAGTCAATATACTTACCAACTTGAGTAGAAAGATTTCTAGCAGAATCACAATTCATCATAACCCATGGTTGAGATACATGATTCTTAGAATCTGACTTCAGAGTAGAACGGAAGTAAAAATCAAATGATGTGTATATATTAGAATATGCATTAGCAGTAATAGTCACACCGGTAGAAACCGTAGAAAGAGTGATCTGCTTGGTGATATATCTAGATCTTGCTAAACCACCAGTCGGAAGTAATTCTGTATTAAACGGAGTAATTACTGGAGTCAGAACGGCTGCACTTGTATAAGTACCTGCCATCAGCACAGTTGGCATAGAAGTATAACCAGAACCTGGATTATCTATAATCACATCAGTCACTATATTAGAAGTTAGAACGGCATGAGCAGCTGCCTGAACACCACCCACCAAATCTGGAGCAGAAATATTGATTACTGTAGAAGTATATCCCGAACCACCTGCCGTAACAACTACATCAGATAGAGTAGAAGAACCGGCAGTAGTGGCCGGAGTAATAGTTTCATTAACAGTCTGATTATTGATTAGATATGCTCTACATTCTAAAGTTGGAAGTTCAGAGAGCGAAACCACGGGGGAAACATTAGATAAACTAGTATTTAGATTTAGTACTAGTTCAGTTGGAGTCTGACCGGGTAGAAATGCATCTTTGTTCTCATTAGAAACAAGAATAGATCTTGTATTCACGGGCGCGTTCAGATTCAAATTCACAATATTAGAACTTTGGACGACATAGTCCTTAGATGTGTTTTTGAACGATGCCGCCACTGATGTCTGTGATACGGCAAAGTTTGCAATTCTTGGAAGCACTTCATCATACACACGATTAGTAACAACAAGAAATACCGATTCAGATAAGAGAGTTAAAATAGCACCCGAGCCTGTACCGTTCAGTTGGATCGTTGGGACTGCTGTATAACCTGAGCCAGACGAATCCATTGTCACAGAGGTAATTACATCACCCGATGTATGCACAGTCGCAGTAGCAGGGGTTGTGTTAGCACCAATGATGTCTACGGTTGGTGTGCCTGTATATCCGGTACCGCCAGCATCTACTTGGATTTCATTCACAATGCCCGGTAAATTTAGATCACCAGTAGAACTGAATGTACCAGAAGGAAGAGTAATACGAACTGAATAATCTGTGAGATATGTAGCATCAAAAACACCGGTGAGTTGAGTTGTAGTAACCCCACGGAAAGTAGAATTCAGTGGTGCATAGATATGTATCTTATCTCCAGATCTTAGACCATGAAGATGGTCAAACATAATTGTAACTACGGCTGAACCGGAAGTAACAGAGAATTTTGATCCAAGAAGATATAGTTTATTCGCTCGGGCGGCGAGATTAATACTTGCCCCAGCAGTATCGAAATTTGCCTTTCTGATAACAAACTTCAAATCTTCTGTTGCATCTAAAGTCCAAGTAATATTGTTCTCGGATTTAAACATTGAACCAATAAATGGTTGCTCAAAGATAGTTTTATTAGTCTCTCTAGATTTCTCACCAATCTTAGCAGTCCAAACATTATATGCATTTGAATTAGAAGTCAGAACAAAACACCAGTCTCGGTTCTCTGGAAGATAAATTGGTACTTCAAACTCAAATGTAGTTGGCACCAATGCTGTATTAGAAACCAATACATCTTGGGGATTCTTAATAACTCTAGAATAAAGAGATGCAAGGGTAAGAGCTGGATAACCAGTAACAAGTTCTCTAATTTCTAGAGTTACCGGAATTCCATTATCAGGTTCTTTAGATTGGAAGAATATATCAATAGCAGTGATGTACACACCACCGGCAACACCATGTGTAAAGAAAGATTGTGCCAATGGATCACCGAGAGCACCAATAACATTGTTGATAATTGTTGTAGTATTTACAATATTGTTTGTAGTTGTATTTGTTGTTTGAGATACTACTAAGGTACCATTAGAAGTGTAAGTATTTTCTGCAGAAGATACTGTGGCACCAGGAATAGAATTCTGATCAAATGATGCAGAATCTTGGAACTTTAGAATTTTAGTTCCAGTTGAAAATGTAAAGCCTGGAATTTCAAAAATACCAGTCTGTGTACCCGAAGAATTGGTAACTACATTTGTTCCCTTAATACCGCCAGTCTGAGTGACGTATTTATCTACAGATACCCCATCAAAAAATGCATATAACTTTGTGTTTGGTTTAGCATTAGAGATGGTAAAATTTATGGTAGATGCTCGCATAAATGCGATAGCAGATTGTGATACTATGTCTGTTCTTGATGTTGAGATTGTTGCCATTTTTATTTCTTAATTAAGGTAAAATTGGGTCCACACCCAAACCTATTCTAACTCCCCTGAATGCGTCTCTATTAGTCTGAGTATTTGCATTCGGAATCCACCACATTTTGGATGGATCTAAAATGCCGCCGTTAACAACTCCATAGTCAATGCCACCTTGTACACCGCCATTTGAATTATGTACCTGGTGCCAGGTAGTAGCTATCACAGCAGCTTGTCTAAAATCGGCGCCGCCATCAGCCCATGGCTTAGGAACTTCGGCAAATGTGAATGTTTGCCGATCTGGGTCATCAATATGCATATAAGTTGGAATATAACCCCAAGGTCGTGGAACATCTATAGTTTCTGTGTTATAGGTAATGTTATTTATAGTCTCATTTATTGGTGGCAAAATACTGTAATTAGTAAAATTATCAACCGATGGAACTAGATTTAGAGTACCTTTCCAGGTAAACACAGAGAATGGATTAATGTTGGTAATTCTTGTAGATGTATTTTGCTGAGCAAACACTACTTGTGTATAGTCTATGGTTATAAACCAATTCTTTGATGTTGCATTATACATAGTCTTACCGGTGGTAGAAACATAGTCTAATGCAA